CGCCTACGCAACCAAGACAGGAAAGAGCCGCGAAGAAGTCGAGGCCGCGATGCGTGCCGAGACTTGGCTGGATGCCCGCGAGGCACAGGCCAGCGGATACGTCGATTCAATTCTGCCGACTGCCCGCAAGAGCGTGGCCGTTGCCAGATTCACAGGAAACATGCCGGAGCGGGTGCAGTCGTCGCTGAATGCCAGCGGCCACTCGAGCGGCGAAGTGGAAACTCAGAAAGGAAATAACCCCATGAGCAATCCAAAGATTCTGGCCACGACCAAGAGCATCAAGCTCCGCTGGCCGTCGGCTAAGTCTGACTTTATCGTCGCCGCACTCGACCAAGAGATGACCGACGAGCAAGTCGCAGAAATGTATCACAGCGAGATGGTCAAAGAGAATGAAATGCTCAAGGCCAAGATCGCTGCGATGGAAGAGGAGATGGTTGCACTCAAGGCCAAGGCCCAAGAGATGACCGTCACCGAAGTCGAAGAAGACGACGAAAAAGAAAAGATGGTCGTGATGCCAGCCGCCAAGGCTCGTCCTGGCGTGGCTCCGGTGGCGTCTGTCACCGCCTCAAAGCCGGTCGCCAGCGCTAAGGCCCAGTGGGAAGGCGTTGTCGCAACCTACACGGCACAAGGACTGAAGAAGGCCGACGCTGCTCGCAAGGCGGCACGCGAACACGCTGGCCTGCGTGATGCGGTCATCGCCGAAGCAAACAACAAGTAAACAAACACAAGGAGCGAAAACATGAGTCAATACGTAGAAGCATCAGTCCGAGGCTTTACTGCCTCGGCTGCAATCGGTCAGCACCTGCGAGTGTACCTTACTGCCAGCAACACGCTGGCATTGGCAGGGGCAAACGACTGGGGCATCGGCACGATGGAAGACCCAGCAACGGCCGCCAATGAGCAGGTCGGCGTCCGGCTGAACAGCGCGACCGGCACCCGCAAGTGCGTGGCCAACGCTGCGATCACGGTCGGCGATCCGGTTTATCTGTCTGCAGCAGGCAAGGTCGGTGCAAGCGGCTCTGCCCGCTACGGCATCGCACTGGAAGCCGCCACTGCCGACGGAGATGTCATCGAAGTCTTGGTCGACGGCAACATGGGAAGCGTGCAGCACCTGCGAACGCGAGTAACCACGGCCAACGTCAACGCTGGCTCGACCTTGCTGCCAGCGATTCCCGGCCGCAGTTACCGGCTGGTGGACTTGTCGCTGATTGCCATCGGCGGCAATGCCGCAACGGCAACCGGCGTTCTGGTTCGCGCTACGCAGTCAGCGTCCGCCGTAACCCTGATGGACGCGAAGGTGGGTGGTTTGACCCAGAACACCTTGCTGCGAATCGGAACGGCGACCAACGGCCTGCCATTGGCTGGCGGTCTGTCGTTCGTTGCCAACGATGCCAACACTGCGATCACCATCATCAAGGACGGTAGCGACCTCGCAACCGCCACTCACATCGACGTGCTTCTCAGCTACGTCGTCGACGCCTAATACCCAAAACTGAAAAAGGAGATCTCACATGCCCGCACCTACCAGTGCATTGACCACACTGCGGCCAGACTTGGCCAGCTTTTTGGAGTTCGACCTCGAAAGCGACCGCCTCGGCTACGTCGCCTCGCAGGTCTTCCCCGTCATTGATGTTGCCAGCCAAGCTGGTGTTTTCGGCGTGATCCCTGTCGAGCAATTGCTGCAGCAGCGGACCACCAACCGATCACCCGGCAGCGGTTACAGCCGTGGCAACTTCACCTTCAGCACTGCAACCTTCGCCTGCGAAGAACACGGTGCAGAAGAGCCAGTTGACGACCGCCAAGCGAAGATGTACCGCGAGTACTTCGACGCCGAGCAGGTGTCGACCCTGCGAGCATTTTCCGCCGTTCTGCGAAACGCCGAGCAGCGGGTCGCCGACGCCGTGTTTAACACGACGACATGGAACGGTGCCAGCCTGACCACCGGCATCACCCACGAATGGGATGACACGGTCAACGCCGTGCCGATCACCGATGTTGACGCTGCGGTCAAGAAGGTTTGGGACGGCAGCGGCCTGTGGGCCAACGCCTTGATCATCAACCAGAAGGTCTTCCGCAACCTGCGACGCTCTGCTCAAGTCATCGACGCCATTGAATCCAATGGTGCTGGCGACCCGTCCAAGCAATCGGACATCACTGCCGCACAACTGGCATCGGTGTTTGGTCTCGACTTCGTCATCGTGGCCGGAGCCAGCCGAAACAGCGCCAAGGAAGGCCAAACGTTTGCGGCCTCGCAAATCTGGTCGGACGAGTACGCAATGGTCTGCCGCGTCGCAACCTCGGCCGACATGGCCGAGCCTTGCATCGGCCGGATGTTCCACTGGTCGGAAGACGGCAGCAGCCCTGGCGGCACTGTCGAAAGCTACCGGGACGAAATCGTCCGAGGCAACATCATCCGCGTCCGTCACGACGTGGACGAAGTTGTGCTGTACGCACAGGCTGGCCACTTGCTGAGCAACATCACCACCTAGTGATTGGAGCCAGCAACCGTGGCGAGTCGGTTTGATCAGAGTTTCCAGACGGCCGCGTTTCCGCAACTACTCGCCGAGTTCGCGGAGCCGGTCGTCTATTATTTTGCCGGAGGGGGTTCACGCTCCATTGACGCCATTCTGGAGCGTAACCCTCCGGCTATTTTCGACCAAGCCGGGAACCCGATGCTGTTTGAGATGGTCATCCGAATCAAGCGGCACGCAACCAGCGGCGTGCTGAGCAACGAGGTCAACCGTGGCCAAGACAGCGTTGACGTTAAACGCCGCGTTGATGACACGGCAACGACCCGCATGACCGTAACACGCAAGCTAAGCGACGACGCCGGCGTGATTGTTTTGGCTCTTAACGGATAAGGCGAAACCGTGGCAACCCCGATCAGCGAACAGATTGCACAGAAACTGGCCACGAGGCTGGCGCTGATTACCGTTGTTGGCGGTTACGAGCTAACCGTTTCCGAGGTGGCTCGGCCGATTCGTTACGACGGCTTTCGGCCGCAGAACAATCAGCTGATTGTGACGCAGGGACCGCTGACCAGAAACGACGAGCTTTCCGCACCGGGCAACCCGCCACGAACGGCCTACGACCTCGAGTTCACGATTGCCGGTCTGCTGATGCCGACCGAAAGCAACACGTCAAAGATTGACGCCCTGCGGAACACGTTCGCCGCAGACTGCATCAAGGCCATCTGCACACCGGCGGCCAGCTGGCACAACTGGGACACGCTGGCGATTGATTCCACCATCAGCCAGGTGGACAACATTGCGACCGAAGAAACCAGCGGATTCAAGCTCACGCTGACGATTGTTTTTCGTGTCTCGGAAAACAACCCATACTCGGTGAGGACGTGATGCCTGTCACAATGAAATTGAGACAAGACGACCTGCAGCGACTTGGTGCGATGCTTTCGCACATCAAGGGCGGGCTGGAGAAAGCAATTGCACGGGCATCTCGGCGAGTGGCCAAGCAAGGCGTGACATTTATCAGCAGCGAAATTCGCGGCAAGGCAAACATCAAAAAAAGCGATCTGGACCGCAAGGTTTTGACAACCAAGCAGCGAGGCAAAACCGGCCAGCAAATTACACTGCAGGCAACCGGCCGTTTCCCGCTGAAATACTTTGGCGCAGCGCAAACCAAAAAAGGCGTGACGTACAAAATCGAAAGCGGAAAAGGCAAGAAAAAGCTGGCCGCTGGAGCGTTCGGCCCAAACATTCCAAGACTGGGCGGGCAAGTGTTTCGCCGTGTTGGAAGCAATCGACTGCCGATCATGCCGCTGTTTGGCGTGTCGCCGTGGGGCACGTTCATGGTCAACAAAATGCTTGAGCCGACGCGTCCGTATCTGGCAAGAAAATTTGCGGCTCGCGTAATGACTGAGGCACGAAACCTAATTGAAAAAGAAGCAAACAAGAAAGGCAAAAAATAACCATGCCACTACTTCGCCGAAAAAGCGTCCTTGCTGCCAAGATTGAAGTCACCAGCGGAAGCGCCGAAAGCCTTGCCGCTGCCGATGCTGCGTTCAACGTCTTTGACCTGACGATGACGCCGACAATTGCCATGACGCCGCGTCCAAGTCAGGGCAGTTTTTCAAGCCTGCCAGCCGTGCCGGAACTGTACGGCGGCACCTGCACATTCAGGACCGAAGTCTACGGCACTGGCTCGGGAACTGTTCCCGGCTGGGCGTCGACCTTTCTGCCTGCCTGCGGCTGGACTG